TTTTTACCGTTCTGGCACCCGTGACCGAATTGAGCCTTTAAACATTGGAGCCAATCAGCCCCTGGGCCTTCAGATGGAAGAACAGCGCCGCCAGGCGATACGTTCCGCGTTCTATGTTGACCAGCTGATCTTACAGCAAAACCAGACAATGACAGCGACTGAGGTTATTCAGCGTACAGAAGAAAAGATGAGATTACTGGGCCCCGTGCTAGGTCGGCTCCAGGCTGAATTTCTGCAGCCATTGATCGAGCGATGCTTTAACATTCTCAGTCGTGACAAAGTATTACCGCCACCGCCGGAATTTATGGCAGGGCTCAACATTGAAATTGAGTATGTATCACCTATTGCTAAAGCGCAGCGCAGCGGAGATATACAGTCGATTGTCCGAATGCTCGAAATGCTTGGGCCTCTCCAGGACATGGAGCCTGGCATCATCGATTGGATCGACATGGACGGCCTAGCTAAACACGCTATCAAGGTGCTGGGTATACCGGCTGCTGTTGTACGCGGCATGGAAGAGGTAGGCCAGATACGAACACAGCGGCAGCAGCAACAGCAAATGGAACAGGAAAAGGCTGAGGCAGTCCAAATGGCTGAATCAGCAGGTAAGGCTGCACCAGCTGTCACCGCGTTGAATGAAGTAGAAATGCAAGCGCAAGCAATGCAAGAACAAGGTGCACCAGGTGGTGGTGGTGAAATCATCTCGATTGATGATGTTGCATGAATATAGAAGATTTACGAGCCGCCTATAAGTTACTTCTTAATACACAGGATGGCATTGAAGTTTTGGAAGATCTGGAACTTCGATTTCATGTGCGATCCCCAGTGTTTTCGGACAACCCATACGAAACTGCATTTCGCGATGGTCAACGAAGTGTTGTTCTGTATTTACAGAACATGGTTAAGGAACGGCCAATAATGGATATTGAACAAGAGGAGTAAATTGTGGCTGATGAACAGGTAGCGGATGTCTCAGAATCTGAGGTAGCACCGTCTGGCGTATTAAGTGGCACAGACAATGCAGACACTGGTAATTGGAGAGACAATTTACCGGATGATATTAAAGATCACCAATCTTTGCAGAATATTACAGATGTTGGTGCCCTGGCTAAAACAATGATCCATGCTCAAAGCATGGTTGGTGCGGAAAAGATACCTGTACCTGGCAAGTGGGCAACCGATGATGATTGGGAGCAAGTTTACTCGAAGCTTGGTAGACCAGAAGCAGCTGATGGTTATGAGCTGGATTTAGGTGAAGGCGCGGTTAATGAAGAATTTGCTGGATCGTTCAAAGACGCAGCGCACAAAGCAGGGCTTACACCCAGGCAAGCGCAGCATTTAGCAGGTTGGTATAATGATATGTCAGCTGAAGGTCTAGCGGGAGCTGAGGCTGGTAAAGTTGATATTGAGGCTGCTAAGTCTCAGGCAGAGGCTGATCTTAGAAAAGAATACGGCGGTGCCTACAATGATCGACTAAAGCTAGGCGATAATCTTATTGGCGAGTTTGGCGAAGAGGGGCTAATGGATTTACGCCTCGAAGACGGCACGCCACTGATTAATAACGCAACGTTTGTGAAAACAATAATAAACGCAGCGCACTATATTAATTCTAGTGTTAGTGAGGATAAATTGGTTGGAGACAAAGGCAGTGCGATGACACCTGCTGAAGCCGACACCAAGATCCAAGAGCTAATGCGTGAAGATGGCCCGTATTGGGATGGTAAACATCCTATGCATGAAAGCTATGTTCAGCAGGTACTCAAGCTCAATGAGCAGAAGTATCCTGAAGAAGAGTAATTCACGCTAACCGCCTGATAAGCCAGCTGGCCCAGGCAACGTGTTGGTAGAATAAATACAGGATAAGCTATTGCCCCTGTAATCCTAAACCTTGAGTCCACATACCGTGGGCAGCTCGATTATTTTAACTCTGACAAAAAGGGGGTTCTCGTATGAGTACTCAAATTACCACAGCCTTTAGTCAGCAGTTCTCAACCAACATCCAGATGCTGTCACAGCAAAAGGGTAGCTTGTTGCGGAATGCCGTTAGTGAAGAAAGTATCACTGGCGAGAAAGCATTCTTTGACCAGGTAGATTAATTTCCTGCCTAGTTGGGTGGTGACATCCAGCTGAAAACTTGTCAAATTCGGGGAAGGCTTAACTGCTAATCCCGAGCGAAGCCCGAAAGGGAACGTGTAGAGACTTGACGGCAAGCATCTCTAGTAGATGAAGAGAAAGTCCAGCGCACAAAGCCGTAAAAGGTGGCAACGAAAGTTGTAGTGTGATGAGGTTCGGCAACTGCTGTACGAAGGACAAGTCGGCACGCGGATACTCCGCTTTCCGAAACACCGCATTCTCGTAGAATGTGTACGATGGAATCATATGAGTATGCGGATCTAATAGACGATCCTGACAAAATATCCATGTTGATTTCGCCTACAAACAGTTATGCAAATGCAGCGGCCTACGCTATTGGCCGTGCCATTGATGATGCCATTATTTCGGCAGCTCTAGGTTCAGCCTCAACTGGCAAATCTGGATCAACGGCAGTTGCAAATGCTAACTCACTTACTGTTGGTTCGCCAGCAGCAGGTTTAACAGTTGCAAAGCTGGTTGCCGCTAATAAGGTTTTCCAGAATAATTCTGTTGATCCATCAATACCCAAGTACATCTGTGTTGGGCCTGAGCAGATCGAAGATTTGCTTAATACCACCACAGTAACTAGTGCAGACTTTAATTCTGTTAAAGCACTTGTACAGGGTGATATTGATACCTTCATGGGATTTAAGTTTATAATCTCTACCAGGTTAAATGTTGACGGCTCTGACCATCGCAAGGTTTTTGCATGGGCTGAGGACGGCATTAAACTTGCTATGGGCAAAGACTTAATGACTAAAATTGAACCAAGATCAGATAAATCGTATTCTACGCAAGTCTATGTGTGTGCCACCTTTGGTGCTACTCGCATGGAAGAGGCGAAAGTATGCGAAATTATCTGTGACGAATAGGAGGTATGAATAATGGGTACAGTCTATTCAGTTCAAAAGACTAAATGGGATCAAAACGATCCTGTTGAAATGATTAAGCCAAACGAATACTCAGGTCGAGTTCGCGTGGCTTATGGCAGTTACACTGCTGCAACAGAACAGTCCGACATCCACATGTTTAATTTACCGAATGGGGCACGTATTCTCAGCGGGACTTTAACACATGCAGCGTTGAACTCTTCTACGACAGCTAGTGTGGGTCATTCCATTTACAATGACAGTGATGGGAGTTCAGTCGCTGCTGATGTGGATGAGTTCAAGGCAGCTGCGGCATCAACCAGTATTACTACTGTTGATATTGCGGTAACTGCTGCCCTTGGCCGAAATTCAGTTGTCAATGCAGACGCAACAGGTATGCCAGTAACGGTATCCATTGCGGGTGCTAATGGCGCGGGACTCGTAGAGCTTCAAATGCTTTATGTTCTTGACTAACTGAGACATGTAATTTCGGGAGTACTTTCGGCACTTGAAGCTGAAACACTATCTTCTCAAATTGGGAAGAAGAGTTTTAGTGAGCCGTTAGTCTCCCGAATTACTAATTTAATATTAGAAAATACCGATGCTGCAATTACAGAAAATAGTTATTGCCGCGTTGAACAACACACAGGTGGTCACCCTTGGCACTGCGATACAGGCGATAGTAATCATATGCCCTGGTGTCGCTGGTCAGCCAGTGTCCTATTAAGCCCGCCCGATAAATTTACTGGCGGTGTATTTGAATTTCGAGATGCGAGTTACCAGAACTATTTGGACGCATTGATATTTAGTTCCGATGAGGAACATCGCGTTACCCCGCATGAGGGTGCAAGAAAAGTTTTACTTATATTTCTAGGAGCCACAAATGGCGAGTGAAGTTGAGACAATTAATTCCGCATTAAATATGCTGGGTGCAACTAATATTATATCTCGTGGTGAGGAGAGTAAGTCTGGGCGTGTTACCAACCAGAGATTTGATGCTGTACGCGATGCCGTGTTTAGAGCTCATTACTGGAACTGTCTTGTCAGCAGAGCATCTTTAGCAGCCGATACTGAAACTCCAGCCTTTAACTGGTCTTATCAATTTACATTACCAACAGACCCATATTGTCTTCGCGTGATGCAGCTGGATTATCTGGATATCGACTTCCAGGTTGAAGGCCGTAAAATTGTAACAAATGAATCTACTATCAATTTGATTTACCTAGCGCGTATTGTAGATCCTAACGAATGGGATTCGCTACTTAACGAAACAATAGCCGCACGTTTAGCAGCTGACATCAGTTTTGCAATGGTGCAGTCAACGTCTCTGACCGCAAATTTGTATTCGCTTTATGAAAGTAAACTATCAGAGGCTCGATTTACTGATGCTACAGAAGGCACCCCTGGAGCAATGACAGGCGTAACTGCATCGGGTGCGCTGCAGTCGGATGTACTCGTGAACTCAAGGTTGTAAATAGTGGCAAAAGTAAACTTTGCATTTAGTAATTTTACAGCTGGTGAGCTCTCGCCTCGATTAGGCGGCAGAACAGATCTGTCTAAATATTATAATGGGTGCAATGTTTTAGAAAACTTCCTGGTGCATCCACATGGTGGCGCATCGAGGCGGCCAGGTACGCGATACGTTGCTGACTGCAAAAGCCATACAGCGAAATCGCGGTTGGTTGCTTTTCAATTTAATGTCACCCAGGCATATGTTCTGGAATTTTTTAATAACGGTTTTAGGATTTATAAAGACGGGGGCCAGGTTGTTGGGGGATCGCCCTCAGCTGCGATAGAGGTCACAACAACGTATACAACAGCCCAGCTCGATGCGCTCAAGTTCGCGCAGTCAGCTGATGTTATGTATGTGGTGCACCCAGATCACCCTGTACGCAAAATACAAAGAACATCGCATACCGCCTGGACGGTAACAGAAGTAAGCCTGGCGCGTGGCCCGTTCTTAGATGCTAATACTGGCACGACAACAATGACGGCCAATAATAGAACAGGATCAAGCATTACAATTACGGCAAGTGCTTTAACTGGCGTAAATTCTGGTTCAGGGTTTACAGCAGCTGTTGATATTGGTCGGTTAATCAAGCTGCATCATGGTTATGCCAAGATCACGGCGGTTGCAGATACAACTCATTGCACGGCAACGGCCCAGGA